GGCCGCCATCCGCATCCGCCAGTGGCAGGCCGCGGGAACCCGGAAGTGACCCGCAGTGACCACCCAGTCGGCCGGCACTCCCGGATGGCCACCACCCAGGAGTGCCACACCAGCCCCGCACTGCCGTGTTTCCGCAGGTCACAGGCTTGCAGACCCCGGATCGCGAGTAGTCGACCATCGCTGAGTCCGACGCCGCAGCCAAACTTTTTGTTTTCGTGTTTGCCGCGTAACGTTTCCAGTCACGGAGGGTGAGGTTGGCGGACTCTGGTGCGCTGCGCGTGCGCCGTGCCCGCGCGCACGCTGCTGGTGACCACTCCCTGTGCCGCCGGTGCGCTGCTGTTCGCGGGGAGGGCGGGAAGGACACCGTCACGGCCCTCCCGTCGCCGTCGCGTGACGCGGGCTCGCCGAGGCTGAATCCGCGTGAGGAGATGGAGCGGCTGGCCCTCCGGCTTGTCAGCGTGCATGAGGGCGACGCGGCGAACATGCAGGTGGCGCGTGAGCTGCGGATGACGCTGGCGACGCTGATGCCGAAGGATTCCGGTGCCGACGCCGACCTCACGGGCCTCTTCGCCGCTTTGCAGGCCTAGGTTCGCGACTGCGGCGACGCCTGGGCGCCCGAATCTGGCGCGGGGGATCGGCCTGACGGCGGAGATCCTGGGCTTCCGGACGTCGCTCGGGCCGGGCCTGATGCCGTGGCAGCATGACCTCAACGCCGTGGCGACGGAGCTGGATGACGCAGGGCGGCTCGCCTACCGGCAGGTGATCGTCGAGGTGATGCGCCAGCAGGGCAAGAGCGTGGACTTGCTGTCGCTGATGATCGCCCGCGGGCTGCGCCGGCCGTCCACGACGATCGCGTACACGGCGCAGACGGGGAAGGATGCGCGGCACCGGCTGATCGACGTGTGGTGGCCGCGGATCCAGGCGAGCAAGCTGGCGCCGCTGATCGACATCCGGAAGGCGTCGGGGTCTGAGGCGCTGCTGTTCCGGAACGGGTCGATGCTCGGGCTGATCAGCGGGAATGACACGTCGGGGCACGGCGAGAACCTGGACCTGGGCGTCATCGACGAGGCGTGGGCGCAGGAGGATGACAACCTCGAGCAGGCGATGCGCCCGGCGATGATGACGCGGGACGCGCAGTTGTGGATCGTGTCCGCGGCCGGGAACGAGAAGAGCGCCTACTTCCGCCGGAAGGTGGATGAGGCCCGTGACCGGATGGAGCGCGGCCTGACGGGAGGCGGCTGCTACGTCGGGTACTCGGCGCCGGATGACGCGGATCCGGGTGACCCGGCGACGTGGCGGGGGTGCATGCCGGCGCTGGGGATCACCGTGTCGGAGGAGACGGTGGCGTCGGATTACACCGACATGGATGAGGCGGAGTTCCGGCGGGCTTACCTGTGCCAGTGGCCTGAGATCGCCAGGCCGGGGTGGGGCGTGATCGGGCAGGATGCGTGGGCGGCGGCAAGCTCTCTGGAGGTGGCGTGAGCCGGGCTTACTGCTGCGAGGTCTGCGATGACGCCGATCCGCACTGGAGCGTGACGCGCCGGGGTGACGTCGTCACCACGTGGGCGTGCGACAGCGACCTGAGCGCCGTCATCGCGCGCCTGCAGCGCGATCACGAGATCACCACGGTGACCGTGGTCGACGTGCGGAAGGCTCGGGAGTGGGCCGGGATCAGCCGTGCGCTCGAGAAGATCGCGGAGGACAGATGAGCGGCGAGTTCGCGCTGGCGGCGGCGATCTCTGAGGACCGGATGCACGCCTCTGTTGTGGTCGCGCGGAACAGCCTGCAGTCCGGGAAGGTCCTGGTCGACCTCAGGTTTTACGACAGTCCGCGGCTGGTGGTTGCGTGGCTTTCGGGTGCGTACGCGTTCTCTGATCCGGTGGGGTGCGTGGTGAACCCGAAGTCGCAGAGCGGGACGCTGGTCAAGCCGCTTGCTGAGGCGGGGATCATCGCGACGGAGCCGGGGCCGGATGATGTCGCGGTGGCGCACGGCGAGTTCCTTGACCTGGTTGGTGACGGGGGGCTGGAGCACCTGAACCAGAAGCAGCTGACGGATGCGGTGCGTGCGGCGCAGCAGCGGAACCTGGCGGGGGCGAAGGCGTGGGATCCGAAGATCTCGGTGGATCAGGGCCCGCTGGTTGCGGCGACTCTGGCGACGTGGAAGCTGCGCCGTCACCTGGAGCTTGCGTCTCCGGGCGTTTACACGTTCTAGCAAGCATGCTGGCCAGCGGCTGATGCGGCGGGTTGCTGACCTGCGGCGATGTGATCGGCGGGTTGTGTTTTCGCAGGTCAGGAGACCTGGCCGGTAAGCGGTTCCGGCGGGCAAACGAAGTTGAGTCAATCTCGCTCAAGGGAGGCCACGGTGCGCATGTCGGTGGTGCTGCTGCTGGTCGCGCTCGCTGGCATCCTGGGTGGTGGTGCGCTGATCGGGCTGCCTGCTCTGGGTGGGTGCCTGATCTTCGACTCGCTGTGCGTGGGGGTGTGGGCTTTGCTGCGGGATGACGGGAAGCCGGTGCCGTCGGTGCATGAGGTGCCGACGCTGACGCAGATCCTGGCCAAGGCCCGCGCATCGTGACGACGTACAGGGTGCCAGTCGCGGATGACCTGCTGCTGGAGCGCGATGCCTGGAACAGCGTTAAGGGCTTCCGCCTGGTGTCCGTCGATGGCCCGTGGCCGTCCCATCGGGGCGTGACTATCTGCACTTTCGAGGATGACGGTGCTCCGGCCGAGCTTGAGGGGAAGCTCGTCGAGCCGGTCATCAAGCGGGAGGAAGACGGCACCGTCCGCATCATCGAGCGCAGCGTGGTGACCTGGTGAGGCTTGTTGACCGGATGCTGCGCCGGTACGGTGACACGTTCTGGGAGGGCCAGGCCAGCGGCGCGGCCGTCCTCATGTCGACCTACTCGCAGCCGGATCGTGAGACGGTGCTGCCGCAGCTGGCCCTGGCGGCGAACAACCTGTTCGGCACGAGCAGCGTGGTGTTCCCGGCGATGCTCCAGCGGATCCTGCTGCTGTCGGAGGCGCGCTTCCAGCTCCAGTCGGTCGCGAATAAGAAGCTGTTCGGGAACCAGTCGCTGTCGATCCTGGAGCATCCGTGGCCGGACGGGACGACAGGCGAGCTGATCGCGCGGATGGAGCAGGACTCTGGCCTCGCGGGCAACGCCTATATCTGGGATTCGGGTGATGACCGGCTGGTTCGGTGGCGGCCGGACTGGGTGACGATCATCTCCGAGATCGTGGACGGGCCGCGTGGCCCGTACCGGCAGCGGATCGGATACCACTTTGAGCCGCCGAAGCAGGCGCAGGCGTCGTACGGGCCTCCGCAGACGGTGCCGGTTGAGGAGGTGGCGCACTGGGCGCCGATCCCTGACCCGCAGGCTGAGTACCGGGGGATGTCGTGGCTGACGCCGGTGATCCGGGAGTCGCAGGCCGATTCGGCGATGACGTCGTACAAGACGAAGTACCTGGAGAACGCGGCGACGCCGAACCTGCTGATCAAGTACTCCCAGAAATTGCAGCCGGGGACGATCGACAGCCTGCGTGAGCGGGTCACGGCCCGGTACGGCGGGGTGAACAACGCGTTCAAGACGCTGGTCCTGGACCAGGGCGCCGACCTGACGGTCATCGGCAACTCCCTCGCGCAGATGGACTTCACGAACGTCCAGTCGGCCGGCGCTGAGCGGATCCTCGCCGCAAGCCTCGTGCCCGCCGTGCTGGTCGGCCTCGAGAGCCTGAAGGGCGCCGGCAAGGGCTACGAGGAGTCGATCGTGGCGTGGGCGAACCTGTGGGCGCGGCCGCAGTGGCGCTCCCTGTGCGGCGCGCTGCAGAAGCTCGTGCCGGGCATCCCCGACCAGGGAATCCGCCTGTGGTACGACACGTCGGATATCGCGGCGCTGCAGGACACGGAGACGAACCAGGCGCAGGTCGCGCTGGTGCGGGCGCAGGCGCTGCTGGTCTGCCGCCAGTCGGGTGCGACCCTGGACTCCGCCGTGGCGTTCATCCGCTCCGGTGACCCGTCGCTGCTGGTGCTGGACCCGAATGCTCCCACACCGCAGATGCCTGGCGGAGGGACGCAGCACATGCTCCCGCAGCCGCCCGGCTCCGGGCCCGGCGTCCCGCCGCTTCCGGCCGGGTCGACCACCAGGCTCCCCGTCGGGACGACGTCGGCCGGAGACGGCGGCAATCACACGCGGCCAGCTGGCCGTCCGGCAGCCACGCGGAGGCCCTGATGACGGCGTCGCGGTTCAACCCGAACCACGCGGCCGCGGGCAGCGCGAACGGCGGCCAGTTCACGTCATCGAGCGGCTCCGGGTCGGGCAGTAAGGCGAAGGCCGGGAAGGCCGCGGCTAAGAAGGCGGCCGCGCACCAGGCGCACGTCGCCCACGAGGCGCATCTCGCCCACGAGAAGTACCTGGCCAGCCACCCCAGCACGCCGGCCGCGCGGGCGCAGCAGAAGGCGCAGCTGCTCGACGCGGCGAAGGCCGACCGGGCAAAGGTCACCGTGCTGGAGAAGCAGCTGAAGGGGCTGCAGGACCAGGAGAAGAAGGCAGCGGCCACGGCCAAGCACACGAAGGCGGCGGCGGCGAACGCGAAGGCGGGGCCGAAGCAGAAGCGCACTCTGGCGCACGCGGCGACGGTGGCGAGCAAGAAGCACGCGACGGTCAGGCAGCAGATCTCGACCCTCCAGCAGCAGATCAAGGACCTGAACGTGAAGGCGGCGGCGCTGGAGTCGCAGGCGGCGAAGCTGTGACCGCCCAGACGGCCACGGCGTCCACGGTCCACGAGCCGATCGGCAAGCCCGGCG